CGATGGCCGATTAATTTTGGGGAGGAATAGATCATGAAACAAGTACTAGATCGTGTGAAACGATTATTTGGTATGCGTAATGGATTAGTGACAGCAGTCTCCTCGTGAGGCTGTTTTATTTTGGACACAAAAAAAGACCACTGTCGGGTTAACAGTGATCAAGGAGTTAATGAAAAAGTTGTTAAGGGTTGTTTGTAAACAAAGTATAGCACCTTAACGCTTACATAACAATACAAAAAGGAACGAAAACAATGAAAACTTACTGGTACGTGTCATTAAACAATAAATACCCGCTGCCAATGAAAGGGCAATTCAAACGTGTAGTAATGTCTGTCCAAATGAAGGCGAAGTACTCGATTGTAGAAATGACCAGGGAAGCAACGCCAGTAGAGATTGATCATTGCAAGCTAGTCTATTGTGGGTACGGCCATTGGAAAGAGGAACATGTGCAGGATAACGTCAGGAAGTTTATATAGGAGGGAATGCGATCATGAAGAAACCGCAAGATCATAAGAAGCCAAAGAAGCAACAAGACTTAGAACAGGCATTGAAAGCACTACAAGAACTAAGAGAGTCAAAGGACTTGGATATGATTGCCGAGGCAGTGTGGGAGATCATTAGTGCATATGGTTTAACTATGGCTGAGGTATCGGCGTTGAATTACTACATTGTTGAACGAGCGATCAAGTCACCACATAACGCAGTATTCTTAAACGAGAAGTTAAGATTAGATGTGGAGACCTTGGCGATTGATGGGGTGTTGCAGGTTCAACGCGCATTGGTCGCAACGTATCTTGATCAGATGAAAGAAGGGTAGATGACAATGTTCGCGAAAAGATTCTTTCGTAATAAAAAGAAATTAAGAATTGAGTGTGATGAACTCATTACGCCTGCAGGTATGATGGAAGGGATGAACAACTGTAGATTTCCGTCTACACCTAAAGGAACGAGGGAGGTCTCAATAACTCCAGCAACGGGTAAGTCTAATCTATTGGAGATTAAACTCAAAGATACAGATTCAGTACCAGAGGTTTATTATAATGGCGAGCGACTAGACAAAAGTCCTAAAGGCCTAGTTGACATTTCGTATCATTGGAAGACTGACGGCTACACTGATGATGATAGAGGGGCGAATGATATTGCGATTGAATACTATTCTACTCCTGATGATAAGTATCTTGATAAGAAAACAATCAGCCATGAGCGAGTCTATTAACAATGAGAGAAGCTAGACCACGAGACGAGATTGACAAGCTATACAAGACCAAGAGGTGGCGGCAGCTAAGGTTAGTTGTGATCTCAAGAGACTTCGGTCTGTGCCAAGAGTGTAAGCGCAGAGACGTTATCAGTAAAGGAAACATCGTCCATCATATTGTCGAAGCTCGTGATGATCTGACTAAGTTCTGGGATGTAGATAACCTTGAGTTGTCATGTGCAGCATGTCATAACAAAGAGCATCCGGAACGTAGCGGCGGGAAGAAAAGGGAAAAAACAACTCATGCAATAGTTAAATTCCACTCCACAAACGAAATCTAACGGTGGGAGAAAACAATCGAAAACCGACCAAAAGTGGTGAGCTGAGGTAGCCCCCCTACCCCTGAGAGTGTCAAAGTGGGGCGCGAAAGAACGGTGCCGTCCTTCCTTTACACTATTACCGCTTTTCAAGTTTTTTAGATTAATGAAAGAAGGTGACAAAATGCCGCAACCGGCCAAAAGTGCAAAATTACAATTGCTACATAATAATCCGAATAAAAAAAACGTGGACGAACTCAAGCGCCGCGCCGCTGTTGAAGAAAAGCTTAAAATGAAGACGGACAAAATACGAGCACCAGGGTGGTTAAATAAGGATGCAAAAAAAGTATTTAACTTTCTAAAGAAAGAACTAATTTCGATTGAATTAATTGAAAATCCCGATGTTTATCCGCTAGCAATGTATGCGTATTGGTTTGCCGAGCATATGAATTTGCAAGCACAAGCTAGTCTATATCAAGCTGAACACGTGGAAGATATTGGAAATCCACTTATAAAACAATTGGATACTTGTTCGAAAAACATGCGGGCATTTGGTAGCGATCTAGGTCTGTCTCCTTCTGCTCGTGCAAAATTGGCGATCAAAATGGCCCGAGATGACGGAGATGATTCCGAATGGACTTAATGGAATTGTCTTACTCTGAACTTGAAAAATGGTGGGCTGATCATAAAGAGGAGCAATCTTCATGGGGTGGGATACTTTTACAACCTTATCCTGAATTATTAACAACCTGGTATGCTGAGCGATTGGCTGATAAATCCATTCCGGCTAGCAAAGAAAACATTCTTGCCGCTAAGCGTCATTTGATGGATTTAGAACGTCAAGGAACGGAATGTTTTCCTTGGGTATTCGATGAAGAGGTTGGGCACCGACCAATTCGTTTTATTGAAGAGAATTGCCGACCAACTGAAGGAGATTTTGACCGTTTCGTATTGCAACCATGGCAACATTTTATTATCGGGTCAATGTTTGGATGGATTCATAAGGATACGGGCATTCGCCGTTTTCGTGAAGCACTCACATTCGTTGGTAGAAAAAATGGAAAGACCTCGCTGATTAGTGGGCTGTCTGCTTATATGCTGGGCTATGACCACGAACAAGGTGCCAACGTGTACGTTCTTGCTAACGCAAAAGATCAAGCATCTATCTTATTTGATAAGACAAAAGAGATGGTGAAACAATCGCCACGGTTAGATAAGAAGTATGACCCCCAACGATCAGTTATTAAAAATGATTCAACATTTTCAAAAATGGAAGCTCGAGCATCTGACAGCAAGAAACTGGACGGATTGAATACGCACTTTGCCATCTTTGATGAGATACATGAGTTTGTCAATTTCAAATTAATCAATGTTATCAAAAAATCACGTGGAACTAGACGGCAGCCGCTGATTACTTATATCACAACTGCAGGCTATGTTCTTGATGGTCCACTAATGCAATACTATGACAACGCGCTCGATTGTTTAGAACATCTTGAAGATGGGCTAGATGAACGAGTTTTTTACTTTATTGCAAAACTGGATGATGTTTCTGAAGCAGATGATCCTAGAAATTGGATCAAGGCGAACCCGAATATCGGGTTAATGTCATTTGTTGATTTGGTAACTGACTGGAAAACGGAACGTAATAGTCCTCAGGAAAGAGCTGACTGGATCACTAAACAGTTCAATCTTTTTTCTGATATCGATGAATTGTCATTCTTGGATATGCAGACGATAAATAAAAACAACAGCGTAGTTGACTTTGAATCGTTAATAGGTACGGAGTGTGTAGGCGGTTATGACCTTTCTGAGACAGAAGATTTTACAGCAGCGTGTTTAGAATTCCCTATATATGAAACTGGGGAAGTTGCATTATTACAACATAGTTGGATTTCTCAACAGCGATATGAAAATGATAACAATCGGCAACGATTGGATGTATGGAAAAAATCTGGAGATTTAACCATTACACCAGGGAATTATGTCGATTATCAATATGTGTACGATTGGTTTGTGGAACAGTCAAAAAAATATAAGATTTTAACGGTTCGGTATGACCGAAGAAATAGTTTGATACTGAATCAACAACTAATTGATTATGGGCTAATAATGGAAGAAGCCATTCAAGGCTTTACGACATTAGGCGGGCCCATGAAAGATTTAAAGGAACGCTTTCTTGATGGGAAAGTAATTTTTAATAATCAAAAAATTTTTAGATGGTATTTATCGAATGTGAAATTGGTGCTCGACAGAAATAGTAACTGGATGCCGACAAAACAATCAAAGAGTAGAAAAATTGATGGATTTGCGGCTAGTTTGAACAGCCATGCTAGTGTTGTCGAGATGTTTGCGAACCATTCAAAAGGAAAAGGGAAAGTGAAATATTACAGCGTGAGTGATCTCATGAGTATGTAATGAAGGGCGGTGATTAATTGAAATTAAGAGATAGATTCAAAGCATTCGCAGGAAAGAAAATCGAAAATGAAACGCAATCAAGAGAAGTGATGTCACTTAATGATCCCAAAATTGTTGACTATTTGACAAGTAAAGAAGAAATTGCAGAATCAATTTTTTCGGTTATTAGCCGCGTGTCAAACGTGGTGGCATCACTTCCTTTGAAGATGATTGATAAAGACTTTAATCAGCCAGAGGATTGTTTTGCTTATAATCTGTTATCTGAGGGCCCTAGATATTTTACTCGGTTTGACTTTTTTAGAGATATCGAATCTTTGAGAAATTATCAGGGGAATGCATATGTTCAATTGTTCCGAAATCGAAACGGGAACATTACGGATATGGCATTAATTAAACCGGGTGCATGCTATCCCGTTATAGATTCAGATACGGGTGAGCTTTATTACCAAGTAACAGCAACTGACAACAAAAGTTATTCCAAAGTTATGTATGTTCATTATAAGGAAATTTTACACTTTAAGCATCCGCGTTTTGGTGGTATTGAAGGAGCTGATCCGACCAAAGTGCTCACAAATACGTTGAATTTTGATAGAGAAGTTCGAAGAATATCACTAACTCAATTAAACGGAACTAATGAAGGGTTCAAAGTGACTTTTGCAGCCAATATGGACGAGGATGGCAAAGATGCAGTTGTTAAGAATATCGCCAAATTCTATAAGGAAAACGGCGGTTTGCTGGTAGAAGAAAACGGAGTAGAGATAGAGCGGCTTGAGAGATCACTTGTAGACAGTAAGCTTATGGATACGGATAAGATTTCTCGCTCACGCATTGCGATGGTTTATGCGGTGCCGGAACACTTTGTTGGAGGAACACAAAGTAGCTATTCTTCTCAAGAACAGTTAAATATGGAATTTCTAACCTATAATCTAGTCCCTACGGTAAATCAATATGAAGAAGAGCTAAATAAGAAAACCCTGACACCCGATGAAAAGAAGAAGGGGTATCGTTATAAATTTAACATATCTAGCTTGTTACGTGCAGATACACAGGGAAGAGGGAATTTTTATCAGATTATGCGTAGAAATGGAGCGTATTCCGCAAATGATGTTTTGAGGTATGAAGATATGTCTCCAAGCAATGAACCGGGAATGGATGATCATCATATTTCTGGAGATTTGTACCCTATCGACATGGATCCAACATTAAGAAAATCAACACAAAGCGTGGTCAAGACAGACTAGGCTTTTTTTATTTTGCCTTGGAAGGTGGTGATACAAAAATGGTAAAAATCTTGATTAAAGGGGATATCGTCGACAACGACACAGCTTGGTTATATGACTGGTTTGGAATTGATTGTGTTTCTCCAAAATCAGTTCTTGCAGTTTTAGATGAGGCAGCTGGTGAAGAAATTGAACTAGAGTTTGCTTCAGGTGGCGGAGATGTTTTAGCTGCTAGTGAGATCTATACGGCATTACGAGGATATCAAGGCGAAGTTTCTGGAGATGTAGTTAGTATCGCCGCCAGTGCAGCGTCCGTGATAGCTTGCGCATGCGAACCGCTTAGAATTTCGCCAACAGCTCACATCATGATCCACAATGCGTGGCTAACTTCTTCGGGAAATAAGAAAGACAAGCAACAAGATGTTGAGCTATTGGACAGCGTTGATGAATCAATCATCAATGCATACGAGGCTAAAACAGGTCAGACGAGGGAAGTTATCGCCGAACTGATGGGGAAAGATAGTTGGTTAAATGCTCAAACTGCAACGGAAAAAGGTTTTGCTGACGAGATCATGTTTCAGGAAAACGTTCAAGTTGCCAACGCAACAACTCAGATGATTCCTAAAGCTGCAGTTAACAAATTGAAAAATCTTGTTTTAAAAAATGAAAAGCCACAACTAAAACCAAAAGAAGAAAGTTTGACGCAAAGAAAACTAAACGCGTTAAGAGGAGGAAATTAAATGAATTTAGAAGAATTAAAAAATGCATGGGTCGACGCGGGGACTAAGGTGTCCGATCTAAACGCTGAACTAAATCAAGCGTTGATTGATGAGACAAAATCAGAAGAAGTCGTTGGCCTTCAAGCACAATTAAAAACAGCTCGTGCAAAACGTGACGGACTGAAGGATCAAGTCGTGAATATGGAAGCAGAGCAAATTGATAACGAGAGTGTAATATTAACTGTGTAAGTAACCGCTAATCCTAGGTAGGTGGTTGCTTCACAGTTTTTATTTTTCTAAAATGAAGCTAAGAGGTGATTTTATTATGGCTAGAAAGAAAAGAAAT